CAACCATGTATTTATTAGAATACAAACCGCATTCTTGTGAATAGATATTGTCTACCTTTTCACTGATAGTCTTTTCCAATTGACTAAACAACGCTGCAGCAAGAAAGGGTTCTCGCTTTACTTCTTTGTTGTTCAAGAAGTCCTCACACATCTGGTGTACTTTTGTACCCCTTGCAGCAGCAGTCCTTGCAATATAATTTGCAACGTCTTCACCAACCTTTTTACGCCATATATGAAGACCCTCTGCCTTACGGTTTCCCAAGACAGTGGTAATAGAGGGATACATCTTTCCCTCTGGTGTTAGATAAAACCGTTTTCGGTCAACGGTCTTAGTTTGCAGTTCTGGTATTTCTACAGGTTTGTGTGTAAACATAATATTTCCTCAAGTTAATTTTCATCATTATATCAAATTAAAACAGGTTTGTCAAGAAGGAAGGTATACCCCTGCCATCTTAAACGCCTCTGTTTCTGTTTCGGTATTTCTTCTAGTCCACCCTTTACCAAAGGTATCGAATGTACTTAGACTTTCGTAGAAGTTTTGTCGTACCTCAGTGTAATTTGCAATTGCACCTTCGATACCTTCTTCATCAATATACTCATCTAGTTTTTTAAGAGTGTTTGGCCCGATGCCACCATCTGCAACTGTTCCAATCATTGACTGAAGTTTCTTTGCAGCTCTTCCTGTACCAGAATTAACGGCCCAGTCAAAAACGCAAAGGTCTAAACCTTCTGGAAGTTGGTCTGCTTTAACCCTATCCCAATAGTTATTTTTGTAGATAGGTGCGACATCTTCAAATTCTAAATCTTTCATGTCCTTCTGTTGAAGGTCATTTTCCATACACCACTTTTCGTAGACCCTTTTGGTTACGCCCATATTAGTTTCGCCGCCTGGGTCTTTAGGATGATTCACATATCCGCCTTCATGGTGGAGTATGAGTTTCAAACATTCATCAAAGTTGTTCATTTACCTTGTCCTCTGTATTTTTTAAACGACCTACGTTTGTGTTTATTCATCGTAGACGTAATTGGTTTCTTGCCCATTGAAGTTCCTTTGTAGGTTGGTTCATGGACGGTTGCATTACTGTACATCTTTGCCATTAGATTTCAACCCCCTGTTTGATTTTATTAATGAGGTAACTACGAACTAATCCAGAACGCACAATGTCACCGATTGTAAATTCAATAGTAGAGAATTCTTCCATCGCTTCTATGATGCCCATAAATGCACCCAACCCTTCTTTCTCACCATTCTTCTGCAAGTCAGTCTGGAAGTAGTCACCAGAGAATATAATCTTACTGTCTTGTCCAACACGAGTCATGATAGTATCTAACTCATGGAAGTTTAGATTCTGACATTCATCGACTATGATGATTGCATTGTCTAATGTGATACCTCTTAGGAAAGAGGTGGTGAGGAACATAATACTACCCTGTACTTTCAGTCTGTCATATAACATACTAAACGCACTATCGGATGCCTGTTCAAACATGAACTGTACCATGTTCTGGTACGGTACTTGGAACAGTGCAGTCTTATCTTCTTCATCGCCTGGCAAGAATCCAATCTCCCTAGTGGGAACTGCACTCCTTACAAGGTATACACATTCGTATGGGGTTGATGGGTCAAGAACCTGTTCTAGTGCAAGGTAAAGTGATACAAATGTTTTACCTGTACCAGCAGCACCATGCAGAAATAAATTCTGTCCTTTTCCGTATTCATTGAATACAAGTTTTTGATTGTCGGTAATTGGTTTAACCTTTACCAGACTATCACCTGTCACATCTTTTTTCTTTGCCATATTCTTACTCACTATAATTAAAGGTGGAGCAATGGGTTTGCCATTGCTCCTGTGAATTGGTGGATTGACCACACAGCTTCCAATCTCATTGCGAGGGTGCTGTGGTTTCTCACCATCACAGTTTTATTTATATCACCTTGTGTTTCTTTAAGACTTCTCTAGTCTTAATTTCTTTAGTTGTTTTTTTACCGTATCTGTCTGCAAGTGCAGATGATGGATGTGCTTCTGCAATCCGTGATAGATTTTCTTTCCATCCAGAATCGTTCTTAATGCGGTCACCTGTTCCACCAGACATTGAAAACATTGATGGGGTTTGTTGAATGTGAGGATTGTTTTTTAAATATTCCTCACGACCAGACATGGTAAAAAATTCTTCAAATTCCTCACCAGTTTCCTTGTTCTTAAAATTATAATACGGCATCTTTTAGTTTTTCCTGTAGTTCTACTATCTTCAATTGCAAAGTGTGAACTTGTTTTTGCATCTCTGCCATTTCTTTTCTGTACATTTCTTCCCTTGTCATAAAGGGTCTATTGCTCTCAGTCCATCCACGCAAATTATTACCTACAGTAACATCATCAACAGGGTCTTCCATATCCTTCTCCTGTCTCATCTTCCAGAGCATCCAATCATAATACCGTTGGGGTTCTGGGTCATGCTGCATTTTGTAACTCATACCAATAGGGTACTCCTCTTTTTGTCCACTTCGCCAAATGTTGTTTATACTTTATATAGTAGTCGTGATATGCCTGCAATGAACTGTTTGGATTCTTTACGTCTTCAAACATCGCTTGATACGGTTCACAGAATCCTAGTTCGTACATATTCTTTGGTGGTGTCGCAAGAACCATTTCCAGTTTACGAAAACTTTCGTGTGGTACGTTCTTGTTGTACCGATACATAAACTCTGTATTCAGTTCTGTCCACATCTCATACAACCACATATAATTTTGTTTTGAGTGTCGTACCCAAATACCACTAGGATGTTTTACATGAGATGCCTTGTATAGAGTTGTTTCCATAACATCATCTGGATGCAACCACCTTTGTATCTTGCGACCATTCGCAGTCTTACCATAATAAGATTCACCATCCAATACACGATGTGCAGTAGACATCAACTGAGCGTACTCAATAATCATCTTACTGCAATGACTGTCGTTGTGCATCTGGGCACAAACCTTTGGGTTATTATTCAAATAAAATATATTCATCCTATAGTCTCCAACCAATATTTCTTGTACAATGTCGAACCTAGTTCAACCGTTTGCACACAACCAGATAACATTATACTAAGAAATATTAGAAATGTCAAGGACTTCATTCTTGAATTTCCCAACGATAGAAGATGTGGTCTTCAATCTCTATCGTCTTAGTCTTAGTCTTTGCCCATGCTGGTTCTACATAGTCTGCATGATAGTGTGTTGCACCTTCTGTGATATCTGCAATGGTATAACTACCATCTACAACACCAGTGGTCAACTGCCATATTCGGTCAAATGTTTCCATGTCATGAATACGGTCACTCTTACCATCACAGTACCAACTGAATTGACAACGATTCTTTACAGGTATCATAACCGTGTTGTCTTTCCAACTAGGACGGTGTGGGCCCTCAAAGACTACACCACAAATACTATTGGGGAATCGTTTGTCGTTTACACGATTGACCGTGACAGATATAACTGCCATCTGACCAGCGAGTGGTTGGTTTCGTGCTTCAAAATATACATTCTGTGCAAGACAATATGATTCGTCAATGATAAACTGTTTATGTGTCGGAACGGTATCTGCACTTGCAGTTGGTGTTAACGACATCATTGTTCCTAGAACAAGTTCCTTAAGCATTCAGCGCCTCCAAGTATTCGTTATTGTTTGTTTCAAATATGATGAATGGGAAATACTTATTCATCGTCTGGATTAGATTGATGTAATCACCAGACTGCATTTCCTCAGTCACTTCATTACCAAAACCCATTTGTTTTGATAACAACTGTGCAGTACCCAAGAGAAAAAAGGCGTTACCCTTTTCTCCATCAAGGTCTATCACAAATTCTCCGTTAGGTTTACGAACTGCCATTATGCACTCCTCTGTTCAAAAAGATACTCAACTAGATTCTCTACCATTTCATCAATGACAGTGTTTCCAGAAATACCAGATTTGTCTATCGCATTTTGAAAATCACTGATAGACATTGATTCCACTTCATCAAGAATTGTTTCCTTGATATTATCATTCACTGGATGACTCATACTGGTTCTCCATCTAATGTTTCAAATCCAAATCCAGCGACTACATACTTTTCAGTACCAACCAAAACTTGGTCACCAACTGAAGTAGACCTCAGACCCATACCACTAGAGATATCACCCATAACAGTAACATCATCGTTACCATCCTCAGGCATCTTCAGTGACCAACTGTCAAAGATATTTTGTGT